TCTTGTGGTTCTCAAAGCTCGTCGAAAGGGATTCTCCTACAAGGCTGCAGCTATGCTTTGCCGTAACTACTTCCATATTAGGAATTCTAAGAATTTTGTATTTGCTTCTGATAAGCAATACTTAATTGGGGATGGAATGCTCTCAAAAGCTTGGGACATTGTATCATTTGTAGATGACAACACAGCTTGGACTCAACCTAGACTTATTGACCGAGAAATGCACAAGCAATCTGGGTACAAAAAGAATGTAAATGGAGCCGATGTTACCTTAGGCTTTAAATCACAAATAATTGGAGTATCCTTAAAGGATGACCCAGACAAAATCCGTGGTAAAGCAGGTGAACTAATCTTTTTTGAAGAAGCAGGATCTTTTGCAGGCTTACTAAAAGCTTGGGAGGTAGCAATGCCTACAATGAGACAAGGTTCAAAGACACTTGGGACAATGGTTGCCTTTGGAACAGGTGGAGAAGAGGGTCCAGGCTTTGAAGGTATGGAAGAATTATTCTATCACCCTGAAGCTTATGACTGTTTGCCGTTTGAGAACGATTGGGATGCTGGGGCCATGGGGACACACTGTGGTTATTTCGTTCCCTATCTCAAAAACTTAGATGGATTCATTGACAAAGATGGAAACAGCTTAATTGATGAAGCAGTTGAGTATGAAGAGAGTCAAAGAGAGAAGAAAAAGAAAGGTAACGACCCAAAAGCATTTGACCAGTACATAGCAGAGATGCCGTTTACTCCACAGGAGGCTACACTTCAAGTTACAGCAAATACATTTGACGTATCTTCTTTAAAAGAACAATACAACAGAGTAATTGCTAACGATCTTCAAAAGATTGGAGTGGCAGGTGAAATGTATTACGATAGCAAAGGAAAAATTAATTTCAGGCCTGACTTTAACCTTAAACCTATTGTTAAGTTCCCACATAGAAAGGACGATAACTTGCATGGGGCCATAGTAATCTTTGAACCCCCATATAAAACAGAAATTGAAGATATCATCCCAAAAAATTTATACATAGTATGCCATGACCCGTATGCCCAAGGAAAATCTGCATCAGCTACATCTCTTGGTGCTGCTTATGTTATCAAAGTTCCGAACAACATTTCTAAGCCTGATGATATCATTGTGGCTTCGTATGTCGGAAGGCCTCAGACCCAAGATGACTACAATAGAAATCTATTTATGCTGGCTGAATACTACAATGCAAAAATCGGATTTGAGAATGACCGAGGTGAGGTTATTGCCTATGCCAAACGATTTAGAAAAATGCATGTACTTCAAGAGGAGTTCGAAATGTTGGATAAAAGAGATCTTAGAAGTAAGACAGTAAAACGACAGTACGGCATGCACATGACCGAGCAGAGAAAAGCCCAAGGTGAACTCTACATTCGAGACTGGTTAGTTAGTGGTAGAGGGGCAAACGAGGATGGAGATATAACTCTCAACATGCACAAGATTTATGACCCGGCCCTTCTTCTAGAATTAATTAAGTTTAACCGAAACGGTAACTTTGACCGAGCCATGGCATTTATGATTGGGATGTATCACACACGAGAGTTATATAATAAAGAGCTCAAGTTTGATGACCACGATAACTCCAAGAATGACTGGTTTGAGAAAAATTACGGGTAATACTAAGTGAGATATAATAAATAATCGATGAAAAATCATTATCTTTATAGCCGTAAGTAAAACGACACTAATTTTGTATTAATGTACGGACAAGCCCATATCCCCAAACAAAGAATTCCATTATCTCAAAAAGACGAGAAATGGCAAAAGAATTGTGTAGATGCATTTATCAATCTTTCTAAGTTTGGTATTAGTGAACGTCGTACATATTTAAAATCTCTTTACGATTATTACAATGGTGTAATTGATGAAGAGGATTACAACTACGTGCTTAAGCCTTATGGAAAAACTCGAAAGAACTTTCCATCTAAGATGAGAAACTATCCTATCATCAAGCCGGTTATTGACCTTCTATTGGGGGAAAAATCTAAACGTCCATTAGAGTTTACAGTTACAGTACAAAATTCAGATTCAATCAGCATTAAAGAGGAAACTCTTAAAAACTTAATGCTTACAAATATCAAAGCTAAATTCTTAAGTGAATTAGCTAAGCAAGGGCAACTTCCTGAAGGAGTAGAAGCTGAAGAGCCGCCACTCCCAAAACAAATTCAAGAAGAATTTAACAGAAGTTATGTAGACTCCAGAGCAATCAGAGGACAAGCTTCTCTTAATTACATAATGTACTTTACAGAATTTTACGACAAACTTCAAAAGCAATTCTTTCACTTTTTAGTAACTGGGGAATGTTACTCTCACAAAGGAGTACGTCGTAACGAACCTTTCTACGAAGTAATCAATCCATTGGACGTTGACTTTGATAAAGACCCAGACATTGACTTTGTAGAAGATGGTGACTGGGCTATTCTTAGAAAATATGCACATGCTTCAACAATCATTGATAATCTTGGGGAGTATTTAACTGACGATCAAATCTTACAGTTAGAAACTCCTACACATACTGCAGCACAAGCATACTTGCTTTATCGTGCAGAAGCAGCTGGAGCCGATGATAACATTTACCGTAACCGACTTGTAGAAGTTGTAACAGTTTATTGGAAATCAAGAAAAAGAGTTGGGTTTGTTGTTTACGATGACCCAAATACTGGCAATCAAGAAACATTTGATGTTGATGAAGAATACAAAATGCCAAAAGAGTTAAAAGCTCTTGGGGCTAAAATGGAATGGGAATGGGTTAACGAAGTTTGGGAGGGTACACGTATTGATGGTCTTTATTACATTAAGATGAGACCTTATACAAACCAAAGAAGTAGTTTAGACAATCCATCAATTTGCAAACTTCCAATTAATGGAAGAAAGTATTCTGATATCAACTCACAGAACGTGTCGTTGATTAGTCTTGGTATTCCATACCAGCTTAATTACAACATCTATAAATACCGTCTTGAATTAGCAATTGCTAGAAGTAAAGATATCATAGCTCAATTTGATATTAACATGATCCCTAAGAACTGGGACATGGATAAGTTCATGTACTATGTAGAAGGTACAGGTATTGCTTGGGTTGACTACAACAAAGAAGGAATTCAATTGTCTCCTCAACACCAATCAGTGTTGGACATGTCTATTAAGACCATATCACAATATTTAACTCTCCTTGAATCTATCATGTTAGAATGGGAAAAACTTTCCGGGGTAACAAGACAGAGACAAGGGCAAATGGGAACATATGAGGGAAAAGCCACATCACAGCAATCCATTGTTCAATCTTCTCACATTACTGAAGACATCTTCCGTAAGTTTTCTAACTTTGAGCAGAGAGAACTACAGGGTCTACTTGACTATTCGAAAGAAGCTTGGCTTAACGGTAAAAAAGCCACGTACGTAATGCCTGATGGTTCATTTGATGAACTAGATGTAGATCCAATCACACACATGGAAAGTGAGTACGGAATCTTTGTATCTGATGCAGGTAAAGACATTGATAAGAAACAGAAGATTGAAGGACTTGCTCAAGCAGCAGTTCAGAATGGTCTTCCACTTTCTGCAGCAATTGCTATGTACGATTCAGATAGCTTAAGCCAAATTAAAGATAAAATCATTCAAGCTGAGAAAGCTCAAGAGCAACTTAAGCAAGCACAAGATCAAGCTATGCAACAACAAGAGCAGGCTAAAATTCAAGTGCAGCAACAAGCTATTCAACAAGCTTCTCTTGATAAAGAAAAAGATCGTCAACTTCAAATTGAAGTAGCATTGATTGGGGCAGAAGCAACTGATAAAAATTCTCAAGCTAATCTTGAAAAAATGATGCAAGATTTTCAAATAAAACAACAAGAGCTAGCTTTAAAAGAAAGAGATTTAGATATCAAAGCTAATTCACAAATTAAAGAATAATGAAGTACATGGACAAAGTAGCCTCAGCTAAAGGTAAAGTAACCGTGCCAGGCTTAGTAGTAGAATTAATGGATGCAGGAACTAAATTCCACATTCTACATTTAACAATTACAGGACCTGGTTCTTTTGCAGCTCATAAAGCACTTAACGAATTGTATGATGCTTTACCTGATCATGCAGACACAATTGCAGAAGGTTTTCAAGGAGCAACTGGAGAAATTCCAGATTATCCTGCAGAAATGCCTTCTTACGTATGTGCTCCTGAGATGACTACTGTTAAAGAAGCAATTAGTTACATTGAAGAACTTCACACTAAAATTTCTAAGTTACAAGATACAATTCAATATTCAGAAATTGTAAATGAACTAGATAACATCAAGTCTACTTTAAACTCAGCTAAGTATAAGCTTAAATTCTTGTCATAAATCTTATGGATAACGCTACTAGGAAGGAGCTACTGTATAAAGCAAGAGCTGCTGGATATCCTGGCAGTATCTTAGATGTCTTTGCTAATTACGATCAAGGTAAAGACTTGATTGGTGAGTTTCAACAGCAACAGCAGATGCAGCAACAGCAGCAGATGTCTGACATGGCTGCACAACAATCTGGGCTAGAGCAACCTCAACAGCAAATGCAACAGCCTCAACAACAAGGTCCACAAATGCCTGTTGTTCCAAGTTCCCCAACTCCTGCCCCTAAGTTTACTCCTCCTCAACCTCCTGCCCCAATCGGAGTTCAGTCCCAAAATACCCCAATGGGAATTGTATCGGGGCAATCAGGGCCTAATCAGGGAAGAGCTATATTTGCAACTGGTGGATTTACAACAGATCCTCCATCCTATACTCTTCCTACTCTTGAGATAAAAGCTAAAAGAAATGCTCCAGTTCCTACATGGGGAGAAGATAACCCAGATCCTGGATTTAGACCTCCGTTCTTAAGGCCTGGACCAACTATAGAAAATTCTAAAATAGATTATGTAAAAAAAGGTTTACAACCTAATGGTAAACCATTACCAAGAACAGGTTATAATGTAGAACCAGGAAATTTATCTCAGGATGCTCAACCAGATAGTCCCGTTATGGACGTT